CCCATTCTCTCTACAACCTCTGGAGCTACCTTAGCTAATGACTCTAGGCCTTCGTTCGGATATACACCACCGCCTTGATTCATGCCTTGTGGTTGCTGTGGTTGTTGTGGTTGCTGTTGTTGCTGTTGCTGTGGCTGTCCACCGGATAATGTTGGGAAAGTTCCTTGAGGTAATAAACCAAACTCAGTTGGATTTGGAGCTTGTTGTCCCATTCTTCTGGCTATCTCAGCTTCTATATTATATCTACCACTAGCATCCATGGTTGTTAATGGTGTCAATTCTACGCCTTTAGCATCTTTAGCTTCATCGTAAGCTAACTTACCTAATGTGCCAGCTAGTGCTCCAGCACCTGCCATTCCTAGCAGACCACCTATTCCACCTCCGCCGCCGCCGCCGCCGCCAGTTAAGCCTCCGAGCATACTACTGAAAGCAGATCCACCACCACCACTTGCCATTTGCCTTAATTGTTGTAATTGAGCTGGAGGTGTAGCAGCTAATTGAGCTGGTGTCATTCCATTTAATGCAGCTTGCGCTTGTTGAGCGTGTTGAGCTGCTTGTACTTGCGATGGTGTTCCACTACCCATACCAAATTTATTTGCTAATCCTTTCCCAGAAGCAGGTCCTCCTGCAAAAGAAGATCCTGTCTGACCAAACATACCACCAGCTAAAGGGTTGGTTAAACCGCCCATAATATTACCAAAACCGCCTGCTGTTCCGCCTGCAATAGATGATAATCCTGGTATACCTAGTCCACCAATACCGCCCATAATTGATGATCCAACACTACCCAATGTACCTGCAATACCACCTAAACCTATTTTAGTTAATCCACTTGTAGCTAATCCACCAAGTCCTCCAAGAGCTCCGCCTAAAGCCGTACCAATACCTGGTATAAAGACAGCAAGAGGTGCTACTTTTTTAACTACTTTCTTTAAATTTTTACCTAGCTTCTTAAAGAAACCAAATTGTTCTAGCCCTGTAGTAGCATTTAAACTAGCTATACCCATTCCAGCCACAGCCTCTTCTGGGTTTATGTCAAACTCATTAAATTTTCTTTCTAGAATTGACTCAAACTCTGAGTCTTCTAAAAACTCTGGTGGAATTACTATTTCACCAGGACGTAAATGCGCAAGCTCAGTATCTTCACCTTCACTAGCAGCTTTAATTTCAGCAGCTAATGATGCTAACGGTGCTTCTTGTGCCATCTGACCTTTTTGTAGTAGATGTTGAGCTCTTTCTTGATCTTCTGGTGACATGCCTTGCATCTCTTGCATTAGCTGCATTTCTTGATTTGAAGTAGCTCCTGGGCTCATCATCATGTCACGACTCATTTGTTGATCACCTGCTTCTGACTTTATGCTAATAATTTGGTTTTGGAGTCCCTCTATCTGCATTTGTATCTGATTAGCACCTTGTTGATCGCCATTTGCAGCTGCAACTTGATATGAGTTCATTAAATTATTAATTTCGGTTTCTAAAGTAAAAATTTGACCTTCCATTCCTCTATCTTGAAACCTAGGATCTCCCATCATTTGGGCCTCTCCCATAGGATCACCTTGTCTCATCATCATGTCTTGGTATGCTGCATGATCTGAACCAGGCATCGATGTTCCATCTGGCATTGTATGTGTTCCACGTGGAACTCCCGGCATAGAGCCTGCACCCATTGCAGGTGGATAGCTGTTAAAAGCAGCTGCTGCTAGTCTATCAGCCTCTTTTTCTGTAAACTGTGCCCCACCTGTTAGATTTGTTATTCGATTCTGTAGTTGTTCGCTTATTGCCATAATATTAACTTATTGTTACCGTTACTGTCCCAAGACTCATTGTAGCAGATACTCCGCTAATGTAAGTCTTATGCTCATACAGGTTTCTAAACACATTACCATCGAAGGCTTGGTGAACTTCCACTGTAGAGTTAAATATAATCGCTCCTGTCGCGAATTGCAATTCTGATACATCGCTACTTGTATAATGCTTTACTGTATCTGGATCAAAGGCTGAGAGGTTTATCTCTAAAACCCTAACCAATCTATTAAAGGTAGTTGCATCAACTGTATCGCCCTGTGCGATTGGTAGCCGGGTTTCGAGCAACTTGCCCATTATCTACGTCCAGAAGAAATTACATCTAGCCTGGTTGCGCCTAACCTCCACTTATAATTTTTTCTATTTGCTTCTGTATTATCATCATCGGATTCAAACCTTAGTGCTATCTGCCTACTCCTAGATCTTAAACTAGCGAATGTAGACGTTGAGGTTACTTGGGTAGTAGATGATGTGCTTAATGAATTACCATTAAAGTCTCTGGTCTTTAATACAAAATTTATAGCCGGAGTAGGATCTGTTCCTGCTTTTAGTATAAATTTTATGTCTGGTATTACTTTTTTTACAAAAGTAAAGTCATTACCATCACCAACATCTAAATCAGCTGACTCAACAAAAACATTATCCATAGATGCTAAATCATCATTAAAACCAGTTTCGTGTGAATAAAGATATGTAACTCCAGAAATCGTTGTAGTTGCCAATGGCTTATCTTCAATACCTGTATCTAACCAAGCATATCTAATTAAAGATCCTATGCTCCAGCTATTTTCTTCGTAGTTATATATTACATACCTAGATATCTCACCAGTATTGTCTTCTTTAGATGGGTAGAAAAACCATACTTCAGAGAAAGCACTGTTTAAATTAACATGACATTTGAAGGATTGGCCTAAGTCAAGATCTGAAAATACATAGTCTTGAACTGTGCAAGGTAATTTTTGAACTGTGCCGTTGTAAAAATAAAATGAGTTTTTACTCATAAAGTAAATACCAGCCGGAGCATTAACAGCTGCTTTAGGAGCTATAAGACCAGCACCTTCATTAATAAGATTAACTGCAAATGTAAGCGGTGGGCCAATAAAAGTCATGCTATATAAAGATGTGTCTGTCCAGATCAATACTTCTTGTCTGGATTTAAGGCCGCCAATAATTAAAGAACCACTAGATAATCTAAGACTACCAGCAGTATTTGTAGACCTTGGTTCAAAGTCTAATTCATTTTCTTGGTCACTAAAGGCTATAAGCATAGGATCTGCATTACCAGATCTTGATCCGCTTTCTATAGCATCGGCTCCCAGTATAATTAAATGTCTATCTGTTTCAGATGTAATAACCTGGAGTCCTATAGTTGGAACTAGGTTAGCTCCGCTGATAGCAGATAGCTCTAAGGCTCTTACTGTCAAACCATTATTTTCTTTCCATCGGTAAATGCCACCGCCCCTAGGATTCATAATAAGATCTTCACCAAAATTATCGTGCGTCCATAATCTTAATTGCCCAGAAGCGCTAATTGCACTACTTGATCCAAATGTGCCAGCACCCCAATTATTTGCACCCCAACCTGTTGAAGAAACATATTCATCTAGGCCAGAGTTAATTTGATATGCGCCGTCTACACCAGAACCACCATTTCCACTGTCACTAGAATTTGCTGTAGCGCTAACAATAAAGATGTAGGTATTTACAGAAGGAACCCCTACTATTTGATGCTCTTGGTTTAAAACAGCTGCTGTTATAAGACCGCCTAAAGTTGCAGATCCACTGATTGTTACAAAGTCGCCAACAACAGCTCCATGATTCGAGTCAGTTGCTGTGATACTTGTAGAGCCATTTGTAGCTGCGAAGACTATGCCGTTTGTTGTTGTAGCTCTTATTGGTGTTACATCATTAAAAATACCACCAGACTCTATGTAATATTTATTAGTAGTGCCTAAGCCTAAGAAACGAGAACTGCCTAAAGATATCCAACTATGCAATGCTCTAGCTGAACCGATATAAGTGTTTGATGATGCTTTAACCCAGCCGCCTATTTTTTCGACACGGCCTTTTCTAAAACGAATCTTGTTACCATCTACCCATCCGCCTTCATTAGAGTAGTCAGTTTCTTCTTTGTTTATTCCTGGTTTAAATTGAAACTTTGTTAGTGGCATATCTAAATTTTACCATAACCAAAAATAATTTAAGCTAGCCTAATAATAGCGCCTGTAGCTGTTGGACTTGGAAAAACGATAGTAAAATCACCAGCTGTACTTGTTTTATCGCCTCCAAAATCTATAGCAGCTATCGCTTTACCAGCGTTTGATGAGTTGTATATTAAACAACCTCTAGCAGTCACAGTTGCTGTACTAAAAGTAAAATCTGCAAAGTCGCAAATAGCTGTAGTTCCAGATGTTGATGGAGTTACATTTGTAAGTGATCCCCCGGCAGCTGTATAGTTTGTACCACTTACTTCATTAGTTGTTGCATACGCTGTTGTAGCGGCTCCTAACGAGGCTGAAGATGTATATAGTGCTAACTTAATTGTGTCAGCGCCCTGTGTTAAATTATGTCCCTCAACAAGTATTTGTTGTTTAAAACTTGTTGCTATTGCAGATGTAATTGCCATTTCTTAAAGCTCCTTAATAATCTTAGCCATATCATCATGGCCTTGTTGCCTTAATAAATTCACATACGTCACATTTTTAGAATTTATCGCGTTCTTTATACTATGTAAGATTACAGTATAAACTTGATTTTGGAAAGC